CAGGACGGAACCATTCCATTATTGCAAGATGACGTTGCTCATTTTGTAAGAGAAAATCCTACTGCATTAGAATCATTGTTTAATGACTTTGCAGAACTTCCATCAGAATGGAGCAGACGCACAGGAGTTCTTGATCGCGTTGCAGATGCGTTCATCATCCCTGCAGAAATTGTTCAAGGGAGATCTAAAGGATGGAAGCCTAAAAATGATTTCAAAATTGCTTCAGAGGAAGGACGTGTTTTCCGCAAGAAAATTGATATTACTTTTGATGGATATGAATTGCAAGAAATTGAAAACACTTACATCCGCAGCTATAATGGTGCTGATGGTTCTCATCCTTGGAAAATGACTTTCATCTACTTCTTACTTTCTGAATTGGTAAAGCGTCAGAAGTTAGACGACAGACGCGCTCAAATCAATGGTATTTATGTAGAAACTCCAGAAGGAGACGGAAATCCAGGAATGGCAGTTAACTCTCAAGACGGATTGCGTTTCTTGTTCTGGTACCACAGAGACATTACTAAAAAGTATGCAGCTGCAGATTTAGGCGTTCCAACTACAACCAATATCGTGGATTATGTAAGAAGCTTAATTCTTTCTATTCCAGAAGAAGATAGAAGTTTAGAAGGTCTTGAATTTGGTCTTTCTCAAAACTGGCTAGATGCGTACCGTTTGCGTGCAGGAATGGCATACCAAGTACACATGAGTACTGAAGAAGGCCGTTTGGAATACCAAAAGAATTATCCTATTGACTACCCGAATGTGAAGTTTCAGCCGTTGAAAGATATGGTAAAAACCGACTTTATGTATGTTACTTTGTCTAAAAATATTGAAGTTTTAGATTATAATGTAAACGAAAAAGGAAAGTTTACGGTAACACACGACCGAAGAGATACACATATTTTTGCAGATTACCGTTTGGGAATCCGTATCAAACAAGTGGGTGTAGAAAGATTAGCGGGCGAGCCTGCTGACTATGGCAGACAAATGGTTTGGTCTAACAATGTGCCAATATTTGACACAACCGTTGCCGCTCCAGCATTTGACAACGCAAGCGGAATTTTGAAGCTTCATTATAACACTGTAAAAGTAGATAAAGCTTGGGCGACTGATATTGCAAAAGTGAACAACTTGACTAAAGGAACTGTAGTTAAAATTGTAGGAAACACGTTGATGGCAAACGCTAAAAACGTACTTGACAATGCAGATATCGCTTTGGCAGGGGATGCTCCTTTCAACTTAAAATCAGGTGGAACTCTTACATTATTTGTAACCAACGCTTTGACATTGAAAGAAATTTCAAGAACAGCTGCACCAGATGCGACAGAAGCACCGGCAACTAACTTTGATTCGGGTATCTTGGATGCCAATACCGGAAACGAGTTTAAATATACAGGAGCTGCAGCGGTAACGCTCACAAGCATTATTAATGGTGTGGACGGAAAGCGTATCAAAGTGTACGGAAAAACGGGTGCAGCTGTAACTATTAACACAGTTGCAGGAAAAATCAAAGTAGATTCGACAGCAACGCTTGCTAACGCAACTAGCTATGTTGAGTTTATGAGAATCGATGGTGTATGGCAAGAAATTGGACGTGCAATCGCTTAATTATTAATATAATCTAATACTGTATAAATTATGTATATAGCAACATCAGTAGCAAAACCAGCGGGAATTTCCCCTGGTTCTGCTTCTCCAAAAAAAGCAAACGTTACCATCTTTGATATGGATGACGTTGCATTCTTTCCTGCTCGAGATGCCAAGGGAATTGTTATTTCTGGAAACATTTTAATGAAACCAGGAAAAAGAATGGTTCAGGTTTATTCTACTCGGTCTAAAATTTCCGCGCCTTATGAAAGCGACGGAGACGAAGACTCTATCAACGTCAAGCCAACTGTTGATTTACAGCACCCTGGAAACAAAAAGGAAGGGCGCGAATTTATTCAAAACTGGTTGGGTAAAAATGTAGGACTTATTCTTGAAACTTGCGATGGTCAAAAAGAATTGGTGGGAACGCCCTGTGCTCCATTGCAATTAAAGCCTTCTAAACAAGACAACAATGATGGTTTATTTCACATGTTGAAATTTGAGGCTTTTGCATCTAGTAATTTATTGCCAGCATTGTATGAAGGTGAATTGGCGTTGGGTAATCCGATCGCTGTAACGGTAACTGCCCCTATGGACGTAAACACTGGTTTAGGTAACGTCTTTAAATTAGGAGCTACAGATACTACAAGCGCTATTGCTTTTGTATGGAGCAGCATTCCGAATGATGGCGTATTTACTGTAATTGGTTCTGGAGGCGATGGACCTCTAACGCTTACCGAAGGACCAGGAGCCGCAGGTTTTGGAGTAGTCTCTGTCTTATTGAAAGGCGGTATTGATTGGACGGCATTAGATGGCGCTCACATTACCTTGAAAGCATTTTCTGGAGGAGGTACAAATTATTTTATTGAGCAGTCTCGCGGGTAATTTTTTTAGTTTTATTTAAGTAAAAAGCTTCGCAGAAATGCGAGGCTTTTTTGCTTTCGTTTCATGTAACACGGTTTAAAAAAGGTAATTACCAATTTTACATTCTAATGATAGGATAAATTTAAAACAACACATTATGAATAAACAAGATTTACGGGAGCGCGTGCTAGCGTTCTTTTCTAATCCTCCACAAGAGAATTATGAGAAATACAATAAAGCCTTTCAATTGTACAGAGAAAGTGAAGGCAAGGATTACAACCAGGAGCGGGTTTACAACGCGGGTTTTACAGATATGAATTTAAAAAACCTTTTGTATGATTTGCAAAAAATCAACACTGTTGCTGACCTAGAAATTGCCAAAGCAATTATGGTGGTTGTTGCAGACACAGTGGATGGCACAATAGAATTAGATCCACTTGCAGAGGTAGGGTTTGAAGGTATTGACCAAGGGCAAGATGAAGGAGATGAAAATCAAATAAAAAGTGCTGTTAATATACAAAACGTACTCACAGGCGACGGAACAGGAACGCAAGAACCAGAATTTATTTCTGCTCCAACTTCGGACGAAAGAGCAAAGCTCCGGGATGACTTTCCTTTTTTAAACGATGCTAACTGTCCAGATGAATTGAAAGTCTTGGTGGCGGATAAAATCACGGCTTATAAAGCGTATGTAAAAGGTCAATCCGATTTAGTGAAACATGCCAATGGCGACTTAGCTTTAGAAGAGGACGAGGCTAAAAACTTAGCGGCTCAAGTGGTAGAAAACTTCGAAAAGAACAGAGAAATTTATGAGGAGTTGAATTACTATGGAATTCACGGCAAAATCCTTGGGAATCATTCCATTTTTGCGGCCTTAACATTAGAGCGTGAAGTTTGCGAAATGTCTACTGAAGAATGTTTTAAGTATTTAAATTCCTCAAAGAAATTCATTTCAGTAAAGCAAACGGCTTTGGAAGAACTCGTTGCAAAAAAGCCAAAAGGATATCAGGCAAAAATGACGGTACTCGTTTCTGCCATCGAAGCCAGAAAAGAAAAAGTTTCATTAGTCAAAAAATACCTCGGAATAAGTGAGTAGGCTATTTGATATTAAAGCATTGTCGGAACCAACAGAATCTGAAAAACTTTCAGAGTTGTACGCCTCTAAATTTCTTGTTTTTCACTTTGAAAAGTTGAAATCCCTGGAAGAAAACTTAAAGCGACTTCCCACACCAGAAGAAATTTTCTTTCTGCAATCTGACAATGCTTTTAATGCTTTTACATTTATACCCTTTGTAGCAAAGCAATTTCCTATCAAGGAGCTGCACGCTTCGACCTATTCGATTTCCCGTAAGGTTATCGATGCTTTGATAGAAATGCACGACCGCGGAATGATTGAGCAAATAACGCTCTTGATTTCCGATAGTATGATTAAGCGTAATCCTACTACGATTGAAAACCTGATGGCAATGGCCAGCACAAGACCAAACATGAAAGTATTATATGCATGGTCTCACGCCAAAGTATGTTTGATGAAAACACACGATTTTTACTATGTAATTGAAGGTTCAGGTAACTGGTCTGAAAACGCACAATATGAGCAGTATGTACTGACAAATAGTAAGGGTGTGTATGACTTTAGAATGGAATTATTTACAAACAGTAATTTAAAGAAATATTGAAAAAATTAGGCTATTTATTCCTAGCTATATTCTTTGGTTTAGGAATTTTAATTGAACTGGAATTTCGGCTTTTCGAAGCTTCAAAACGAACTTATATTATAATTGCGTTTGCCTGTTTTCTTCTAGGAATGTACTTGCTAATTAAATCAAAATGAATTTCCTTTCCAATCCCTTACTTCTTTCAGACGAAGAATACGCCGACATTGAGAACCTCGCAGGATGCAACTATTCTCCAGAGAAGATTGCTTTGTTTTTATTTATAGAAACAGCTATTTTCTTGGAACATTGGCACAATCCCAATTCACCTATAAGGATGTGCTACAATCGTGGCCAGCTTTCGGCAGAATTTAAAGTAAATCTCAAGCAAAAGGAATTGGCCGAAAGTGGAAATATTACTGCAGCACAAATATTCCTCAAAGAATCTGAGCGAATCAAGTTAGAAAATTTACGCAATCAATGCCTTTTTGGAGAATGAATATAGAAGATGTAACACTAGACCAGATATATGAGTTCATGGAACGCGGCAATATTGCCAATGCGCCACAAAATATTGTAGATTATCTGCAACTTTTAGACAAAGTTCGCGGTATGATTTATCGTTTTGATATTTATGGCAATCGGGAAGGCGTGATCAAACACCTGGTTAAAGTAGATGGACTTACGCGCTATAAAGCAAACTTGGTTTATAATGAAACCATAGAATACTTCTATGTAGAAGTAGAAGTTTCTAAGCGTGCCTGGATAAACTTCTATGCTGATAAAATGGATAAAGTAATCAGCTTTGCCACATTAGCTATGAAAGACACTTCTGACGCTGCCAAAGTTTTGAAAATGTTGGTAGATGTTGCCACACACAGAGAAGTACATGTTCCGGACAAAGAGGAATTGCACGAAACTTTCTTTGACAAACCAGTCAATCTATTAAGCCTTGACCCAACTATAT